CTTCGTCGAGCAGGGCGACCTTCCGCTTGCGGTTCCGCGCCCGCGCCCGGATCGACACGCCGGGGTTCTTCGAGAAGCGCTTGGTCGCGCTGACGCGCAGGTCGGCGGCCAGGATTTCCGCATAGCGGTCCGGCATGTAGGGCTTCAGGTGGGCGGGATCGCTGATCTGCGCGGCCAGCGGCTTGGCGGCCTCGTTGATCTGCTTCATCAGCTCCCGGCGCAGGCCCTTCCCCTCGTCGCCAGCCTCGCGCAGGCGCGCTGACAGCTTGCGCAGCTGGTAAGGGCCCGGGCCGCTTACAGGCATCGCGCCTCCAGTGTTGACAGAGTGGTATACCATCAGGGCATGAGACGCACCTTAGGAACAATCGCCGCCGCCCTGCTGCTGCTCGCGCTCGCCGCCTGCGCTTCTCCTCGCGCGCACCATGCCGCCAAGGCCGCGAACCCGGTCGCAGCTATTGCAGCCAGGGAGTGCGCCACTTACGCCAGGGTCAGCAACCAGATCAACAGCGCGACGGCCGGGGACGACCGAGTGTTTGAACTCGTGTCCACGATGACCGCCCAGGGAACTCCCCCGTGGAGCGATGAACTCAGCACGGCCGCCAAATACGCCGACGTCCCGGCTGTCCCGCTCGGGGGTAACCGCGCCCGCAAGGTGGCCGCCGCGCTAGACGGCCTGGCGCTCCAGATCGACCGGCTGGACCTGGACGCCGCCAGCGGCATCTCCGGCACGCCGTCGATTACCGGCGACTGGAACCGGGTTCAAAATGCACAGGCTGCAGCCGGCGCCGCCTGTGCCTGACCTTCACCGGCAGTCGCCGCTGTGCTTCCGGCCCGACAAGGACGACCGTGCCTGGCTCGCCGAGCACGCCCGGGCGACCGGCCGCTCCGTCTACAAGGTGCTCGCCGACGCCCTCACCGAGTACCGCCGGCGGCATGAAGACGGACCCCCTGCTATCCCCGGCGTGGCCGGCCTCCCGGAATCGCATTCTCATGACAAATAGCAAGAACCGAGATGAACTGAATGCGCGGAAGCGCGAGTATTACGCCGGCCAGCCGGGAGAGGGAACGCGCCTATCAAGCCGCGTACTACCAGGCCAACCGCGAGCAGATCCGCGCCCAGCAAGCCGCGTACCGCGCGGGCAACCGAGAACAACGGAATACGCGGCAGCGCGAGTACGCCGCCGCGTGGCGCGCGGCCAACCCCGAGAAGGTACGCGCCCTGCATGCGGTGAGGGCGCATGGACTCAGCCCCGGGGACTGGGCGGAGATGTGGCAGGCGCAGGACGGCCGGTGCTACCTCTGCGGTGACGGCATGGACAAGGACAAGGCCCATGTCGAGCATGATCACTCCTGCTGCGGCGAGAAGCGTTCATGCCGGATCTGCCGGCGCGGGCTTGCCTGCCCGGAATGCAATCACGTGCTCGGATACGCTCACGACGATCCGATGAGGTTGCGCCGGATAGCGGACGCGATCGAAGCCGCGAACGCCGGCGTCAGCGAGCGCAAAGCCGCGGCAGGCGAGCCGGTGACCTTGTTCTAGCCCTGGCGCCTCTTCATGAGGTATCGGATTAGCTGGTCAAACTCGGTGACCCGGAGGGCGTAGATGTCTGGGGGCTTGTACCCGAACAGCTCCGCGAACGCGCCTAGGTACTCCCAGACGGCGGACTGGAGCCGGGAGCCCCGGTAGGGTCCGCCGGCGCCGCCTGAGCCGCCCCGGCCTCCTCCGCCGCAGCATCGGCGGTGGCCTGCATCTCCCCGATCTGCGCCAGCCGCGCCTTCATCCACGCCGCCGACAGCTTCGTGATCGGGAAGTCCACCTCCGCGATCGGCACGTCCGGGTTGCCGTCGCGGAAGACCAGCCACCCGAGCGCCTGGTAGCACGCCGACCGGTGCCGCCCCAGGCCCTGATCCCAGTCCACGAGGTCACCCTTGATGTGCTCCTCAATCTTGATGCCCTGCAGCACCGTGACGCTCTCGTCGTCCCATGCGTACGACTTGCCGTCGTGCTCCAGCTTGATGATCACGCGGGCTCCTGACAGGCCGTGTCCGAATTGTACCGGCCTAGGCCGGTATAGTGATATTTTCGACCGGCGCGGCCGTCACGGAGAAGTCAAGCTCGATGGTGGCCGGGTTGCCGCCGAGGCTGCTGCTCGGCGACGACGCCAGCACCTTCACCGGGAACGCGTTCATCTTCCTGCCGGGCACGTCGCCGCCCGGCAGGACCAGGATGAACCCCACCGTGTTACGCGGCAGCAGCGTCCGCACGTCGGACCCGGTCGGGTCCGCGTACATCGACAGGGTCGTGGCACCCGCCGACAGCAGCCCCGGGATCGTCGGCACGAACGTGGACGCCAGGTCCGGGGTCTCCTTCGCCGTCCCGGAGACCGCCCACGTCCCGTACCCGGCGACCTGCGGTGACAGGTCAGTGCCCGCGTTGATCTCCGCCCGCGTCGGCGACGCCAGGGTCGCGACCGCGGGCAGGAAGTTGAAGTGCCAGGTGCCCTCGGGGATGTACCGGGAGACCGTGCTGATCGGGGTCGCTGGCATCTACTCGCCTTCCTTGTCGCTCTTGGCCGCGGGCTTCGCCCGGACCGGCCTGGGGTCCGGGGGCGGTGGCTCGGGGGACTCGTCGAGCAGCGCCCACCCGGCCCGGTAGTGGTGGGGCAGCGACGACTCGGGCACCTCGGCGACGGACTGGTCCGCCGGGTTGATGATCTTCACGAACCCTGGCTGGGTCATTGTCAGCTTCCTATCGCGATGACGGAGCACACGACGCTTGTGAGAGTCCCGGTCACGGCGAAGGTGGCCAGGCCGGTCACCGGGTCGGCAAGGTTCGCGACCAGCGGCAGGATGCCCGGGGCCGGGCCCGCCGCGACGGTCAGCGACCGGGTGCCGTTCACCGACGCCCCGGCGATCGGAAGCCCGTCGAAGGTGTAGGCAGCGGGGATGGCCACGTTCACCGTGATGCTGGTGCCGCCGGTCGGGTTGATGATCAGCAGGCCGACGCCGTTGCCGCACGGCGCCGTGTTGCCCGACACGGCAGGCGCGGCCGCGGTCAGGGTCGCCCCCGCGTGCGGGGGATTCTGGATGGTGTACGCGGTCATGTGGCTCCCTTGCCTAGCTGCTGATGAACGCCGTGGCGTCGATGGTGAACGTGACCCGCACGGCGATGCCCTGCTGCACCGGGTTCGGGCCCTGCCGCCACTCGGCCGCGGTCACCACCGCGTCCGCCGTGCCCGCCAGCAGCCCCCCGAGCGACGGGTCGCCGTTGACCACCGACTCGGCCGCGGCCATGATCGCGGCGGCCTGGGCGCGCAGCGACGCGACGTCGTCGTTGCCGGCCTGCGCCTGCGCGGTGCAGAAAACCGACAGCGCCTCGGTGCGGGCGGAGCGGGCCAGCCCGGCCTGCCACACCTGGGTGGAGGACGCGGCGGCGGGCAGCGCCCCGGCGGGGAGGCTGATGCTGTCGACGCCGACCCACAGCGCGAGGGGGCCGGGGTCCGCGGTGACGGCCGGCCCGTCGATCACGCTGACGGGCGGGGTGGCCTGGCCGAGGGCGGGCGCGGCGGTGAACGCGGTGACCAGGTACGCGATCGCCTGCGGGACGCGGCTCATGCGGTCACGCGCCTTCCTTACGCCGCGAGGAACGGGGTCTTGCGGTAGGAGTCCAGCGCCATCCGGATCATCGGGCTGGACGTGATCACGGCGACGGCGAACTCGCCGGGCGCCCCGCCGCCGCCCGGGGCGTCCTTGGAGCGGAACACCTCCGCGGCGACCTGCAGCGTCATGGAGTGGATGACCTGCGGCACCGCCGGCCAGCCGAATACCCCGGTCACCTGGGCCCGGTCCATGCGCATGAGCAGCAGCGGGACCACCCACGGGAACGTCAGCCCGCCGACCGCGCGGATCTTCGTGTACGGCCACGGCTCGCCGGCGTTGCCCGGGTTGTAGGGCAGCAGCTGCCAGGAGCCCGCGGGCCACGCCACGGGGAACGCGGCGCCCTGCGCGGCGGTGCCGGACGGGTCGGTGGCCAGCGCGGACACCGACACCAGGTCATCGGTGCGCAGCTCGTACAGTCCGTTAGGGCCGCCGGGGACGTAGGTGCGCGTCTCGGCGAAGCGGAAAAAGAACCGCCCGCAGTAGCTGTCGACGGCGCGGCTGGCCGCGGCGACGGCGAGCGCGACCTCGGAGTCGTCGTCGGTGCGGGTCAGCCGCAGCCGCGACTTGAGCTCCTCGGCCGAGCAGTAGTACCGGTTCAGCGCGACGGGGAACGTCGTCCAGGTGAACGCGGCGACGTCGGACGCGGTCCCGGTCCCGGTCCACGCCCCGGCCCAGATGCCGTCGGCGGCGCTCGCGCACGGCACGTCCTGGGTGAACGCGCCCTGGCCGGTGCGGGTGAGCAGGTTCGGGCCGGACGGCCAGCTGTAGGTGGTGACGGCGCCCGCGGGGTCGGTGATGACCAGGGTGACGGCCGTGGGGTCGGCGGGGGCGCCGGCGACGGAGAAGACGTTACTGCAGGTGGCAAGCTCTGAGCTGGCGTTGAAGAAGACGGTCGCGCTCATGTGCCTCCCTGCCCGTCGGTTACTGCGGGGCTGCTGCTGGCTTTCCGGGTGACGGCCGCGGCCGTGGCGCGGCGCTGGCTGACCGCGGGGACCGCGGTGCGCGCAGCGGTGACTGAGGCAGCCGCGGCGCGGGTCGCGGTAACTGAGGCAGCTGAGGTGCGGCGCCGGGAAACCGAGGCAGAGCTGGCCGCGTTCTGCAGCGCAACGGGCGGCCCGGCAGCGGCGGCTGTCCCGGCCAGGGTGATCACGCCGGCGGCCGCTGCCGGCGCCCGCGCGGCGGCGCTGCCCGTGAGGGTGACCGCGCCCGCAGCGGCGGCCGGCGCCTGCGCGGCCGCCGTGCCCGCCAGG